ACCAGTCGTTGCTGGATCAATACCAAGTATTAAAATTTCGTCAGGATACACTTGACCAATACTCCGAGAAGCACCTAACTCTAAAGCGTTGTCTATAAGCTCTTGTTTAAATATGCCTTCTTCGTTTTGAACATCTTCTTGTTGGTACACAAGTTTCCACCTGAGAGGATCTCTAGAAGATATCTCATCTCGTATGTCCCTTAGTCCAGGTATAAAAACTTCTGTATCAATTGTTTCATCATGTTCCCACTTTCCATCTAAAGACCAATACTCACTCCAATTAGGTTTTTCTTGGTCAGTATGTTCATCTAAAATTGCAGGTATAGAAACATGTTTAAATATTCTATGTTCTTTCCAAGACTCTTTCCATTGTCCATAATTATCTAGTGGGTGAATTCTTGTACCGTTAACTAGGGTCTGTCCTCTCTGCGCCCTAGACCTTGCCTCCTGCGTAAACCATTCGTCAATTCTTCTTCGCCTAACATCAGTTTGTTGATTCTCTAAGGTCAAAGCATCATCAAGAATAAGTAAGTCAAGTCGTGATCCGTATATCTGTTTACCAACAGACAAAGCTTGTACGGTCGGATCTCTTTCTCCAGACTCTCTTTGTCGTATGGTTATCTGGTCTTTAGACCAGCCAAAACCGTCAGATTTTTGTGACTTAAATCCGTTAAAATCTTCTATTAGATTTCTTTCGCAGTCTTTATAAAGATGCGGGTCAACTAAGTATCTTTTAATTCTACCTAACAAGTCTTGTGCCTTTTCCCCAGACTTCGTAACCAGGGCAATTCGAATGTCTGGGTTTTGGCACATTTTGTATACTGGATACCACAAAGCTGATAACGTAGATTTACCAGACTCAGGATGCCCTAAAACTAAAACAAGTCTTCCTGTAGGATCAGCTAGATTCTTTTCTATCTCAAATTGATGCGGAGCAAACTCAACGTTAAAATATAATTTGCAAAATTCAGAAAAGGACATATTCGATAAATCAGGGTAGGAATCCTTAACCGCATCACCAGATCTAATTTGTCGTGCTTCAGCAGCCCAGTCCTTATGTCGCTGCGAGTTTTCTTCCCACCATTTTCTTGTAACACCGATACGCTTACAAGCTTCCGTGTAGGTGAGTCCGTACCTAATACATTCCAGGAAAGACTCCATAGCCCATGCTTTCCAAAGACTTGTACCCTTTTTTGCTGGCGGTGGAGGTAAATATACTTCTGCATCTTTATCGAATTGAAAAACTTCATTGTTGGCTCCAAATATTTGTGCCTTGACTTTTGCCCTATCAGACAACAAATCGGCATCAGACCTTTTAGGTCTACCTGCTTTTATTTCATCGGTCATAAAATTACTATAACACTAAGTTTTAGCTTTACGCCAGGTATTAGACAAGATATCTCGACAAGACCTACACATCCCCTTTTTAATGTCTGAAGGTAAGCCAAACACGTTAACCTGTTTTACACCACAACTTCGGCATCTCATTCGTCCTCCTCTAACAGAGACTCCTGTACCTGTTCAACTCTAGGGACAGGTCTAGAAGTTTCACTCTCTATTATATCCCAACCTTCCTTAGTTACACTATATTGTTTAGATCTTCCTTCACCCGTTTGCTCTACAAGCTCTTCTCTGATAAGCTGAGCCTTTGGACGCTCAAAACGACCTCCGTCCATATTTGCAGCTTCTCTCCAAGCTTTATTAAAGAACTTCTCTCCTCTGTGTGTTGTAATGTCTCCTAAAGCTTTTAGTAAGGAGTAATCTCTTGCTTTCACACCTTCTTGGTACGCCGTCAAACCTGCGGAGCCACTCTCTGGGTCAGCAGTCAACATAAGGGACCACGGCTTAAATGGTTCGGCATCTTTTTGCTTAGTACATTCCATCTCAATAAAGCCAGAGTCTTGTCCACGTGCAGTTAAGTGAATTGTTGTATCTGCTGATGCTCGTATAACAGAAGATCCTCTCATGCTCTCTCCAGATTTTGTGTCGTGGTGTACTGCTAGTATGGCTGCGTTAAAGTTTTGCCTTAGTGTATCTATCATAGCCACCACTTGACCCATATCTTGTTGCAAGTTTTCATTAGCACCAACGGTACATCTTTGCAACGTATCAATAACAATAAGTCCTGGGTCCACAGATTCAACTAGGTCAAGAAAATCTAGTTGCTCAGTTGTAGGAAGTTTTCCTGGTGGAGCAAACAAGGGTACTGCGCTCGTGTAATAGAAGACAGGTGGAAATATGGAGGCATTTCTCCTATTCTTCCAAGCGGTTACACGAGCACCTAAGTACCCAACTCCTTCGGCTAGGACATATAAAACTGTGGTCTTTTGTGTCTTCTTACCAAACCATGTCCAACCGTTAGCTATGGTGTTAGCCCAGTCTAATGCTAAAAATGTTTTTCCGACACCTGCATCAGAGTGCAACACCGTAAAGCCCTCTTCCATAATAAAATCCTCAATAAGCCATTCAGGTGGTTTGAGCTTGGTAACGTCTTCGCCTTTAAGGACTTTTAACTGTCGATAGTTATCTGCCCCTCGATGGTGCTTTAATAAAAGCTTTAGTCTCTCTGGTACAATCATATTCCTCCATATTCGTATTGTTATACTACAACACCTGTAATTTTAGTCCAACAGATTTGGACTAAAAGTTAGTCCAAAGGCATCTGGACTAACTTACACAAATGTTTACCAATGTTTCTTGTTTAGTCCAGGTGCTATAAGGGTTTTTAAGAATGCCAAAGTTAGTCCACTTATGTCCACTCTTTAGAGTGGACTAAGGGACTAATGGGACTCTGTTTAGGGGACTTAGTAAAGGATATATGATCAATATATCTATTAATCAGTCTATATATAGGTTTTTGAGAGTTTTTAAGGGTTTTCGCAAAATTAATGTGGGGACTTTCCTTAGGTTAGGGAAGGGGCTTCTTATGTTTGTCGTTTGTCTTGTTCTCTCGATTGTCTCCTAAGAAGGCCCCTTCCATTGTAAACAATGTCGGTCGTGCCTCCCTCCTTGTTTACTCAAGCAAGAGAAAAAAAAGAAACTAAAATCATTTAACTTGCAACATAGTTGCAACAAACTTTTGTAAAGATACAAAAGATTGACCAAAAGATCTAAGCTTTCTTTAAAAAGAAACCTTTACCAAAGAAACCACAACATGTTATGCTTAGTTCTATCGTTAGCGAGAACCCCCTAGTTAATTGTTTGATAGCCATTTATTTGTTGATAACAGCGCATAACCTTACTACAAAACCACATTGATCTGTTTGTGTTCCACCGAACTTCAATCGACTCTCCACTCAACCAAGTTATCGCCGACATGCCAACCGCGAGCTATCTTGTTTACAAGAGTAAATCAACGCAAGCAAGAGTTCCTTCAAGCACGATCATGAATTGTAAATAATGTCGCAAGCGCTCCTTATTTACCAGTAATCCACAATCGTTACAGTCACGCGTTGTCAAGATTTGTCATATCTCTGTAACTTATTTCCCTCCGGTCTCAATCAGTTGATTTCACACCGACAGAAAGCACTCAAGCTGCGTTCAAAAAGTCGACATAGAATGCAGCAGCCAAAGTGTCTACAGTGAGTGATGTTCTAATATTCTGCTGCTGCAGGCGCATCGAGCGCCGTCTTTGTTTTTGAATGACTACCAAAAATACCGGCAGAGCCGCCATTTTTGATAGATCACTTGAGCACTTATGCCCTCCGGGTTCGAATTGCAAGCTCCGGTTTACGTCTTCGAGTGAAAAACGCACAGGTCTTCAAACAAAGCGACTGCAGACAGGTGCGTTTTTCTTCTGCAGACAGAAACCTCCACTTGCAATTCTCATAGTTTCGCAGTAAGAACATGCGCAGTTATCAACAAATAAACAATTAACTAGGAGGTTAAAAATGAATGATAATAAATTGACTAAAATGAGTGGATATGTTATACCTTTTCAAATTAAAGGTGGTGGTGGATATAATCTATCATTTCAAACGCGTGTTAATCCAGTGAGTAATGATAAGTACTTAGGTGGTATATTGTTAGTTACCGATTTAGGTGTTGACGGTATGAATATTCAAAGAACTGCTACTATTACTCAA